CAGGCATGTTGACGATGCCTTGCTGCATGAACGGGACCGACATGTCCACAGCCTGGAGAGCTGCCTGGCGTCGAGACGACTCGTTCTGTGGCTCAGTAGAACCACCCACAACGTCGAAGTCAAACTTGCCTTGGATGCGGTCGCTGTCATAGTTGATCCAACCCCTGACAGGGATGGTCACAATGCGGGCGACCTGCTGGCCGGTCACATACTGCTGCATCAAACCGACGATCCGTTCTCCGCACTGAGAGAGGATCGTTTCCACCTTGTCGAGACGATCCTGGGCGCGAGAGTTCGCTGCGTCCTGGATCATGCCCGCTTCGGTAGCTGTCCGTTTGATCGCTGTCTGCGCCCCACGCTGATAGTCCGACACGCCAGAGATCCGGTCGATGTCGTTGCTGATCATCGCCGACTGGTCGAAGAACTCGGGTGGAGTGATCGACGGCGGGACAGGACTGATCGCGTTGCCAGGGTTGGCGTCACCCATGACGGGGATCATCACGTTGTCTTCGTCGGACTCCAGCGCCTGGACGCCTTCACGGTCGAACAGGTCACGTGCGTACAGCCATGCTCGCCGGAACTTTTTCCGGTAGTTGAGCATCTGGTTGCGGGTCTCGTTGAGTTCGAGCTGCAACGACTCGATCTGCTGGACGTCACCCATCGGGTAGAAGTGGTCGGGCACCTCATAGTTGCGGAGCATGACGAACGGCTGACCGAACGCATACGGCATGGTGGTCGGCTTGATCAGGAAGCCAGACTGCTCTGCCCCTTCTTTGCCGAGCGTCTGGGCGGCGAAGGTGGCTACCTTCTTGCGTTTGACGTCGTAGAACTCGATGACCTCGCAGTATGTGATGGCCCCGGTGTCTGGCTTCTCACCCGAGTCCCTGGCGTCACCGGTGCTGGATTCGCTGCCGCCGTCCCAACGTGACCAGCTACTACCTGAGACACGTTTGCGGTTGGTTGACGAGTACCGGCTGTCAACGTTGACGTCGCCCACCGGACGCCATGTGCGCTGGGCGATCCAACGCATCTCTTTCGGGTGGCGGCAGTCTGGGTCAACGAACATGTCGAACGGCGAGATCCGCTCCATGAAGGGACGGTCGTCGTCGGTTTGGATGACAAGTTCTGTTTCGACGTTGCCTTCTACGTCCTCCCGGTCGTCAACCCCCTGGTCAGAATACTCGGACTCCTCGGATGCGTTGTCGATCCCGGTGCCTTCCGTCTTCTTCGACTCCGGTTCTTTCTGGAACGTGTAGCCGACCTTGAGCCAGCCGTGCCCGATGCACAACCAGTCGTTGATGGACAGACGGAAGTCTTGCTGGAAGTGGTTGGACCGCCAGATGTAGTTGAGTACCTCTTCGGTGATGATCGCTTGCGGTGCCGACTCTGGGTCGCGTGCGTTCACATTGAACTTCGGGTTCCTGATAGCCACGGCGGGGGCCATGACGTTGAGGGTCGCGAAGATCATGTTGACGGTCAGTTGGTCGACGTCGTTCTTGGCGTCGTAATGACGGCCCCGGTACAGGTCGATGTACCGCTTCCACGAAGCCTCGTAGTTGCGTTCACCATTGGAGCGCCAGCGCTTCGATCGTCGCAGCTCGTTCTGCATCCATGCGAGATACTCGTTGCTGTTCATTGTGCTCTTTCAATCCCTTGTCTTCCGACCACACGGTCGTCCGTAGTCCCCAGGTTCTCTCTCATCCAGTCGCCTCTGGAGACGTTCCAACTGGACTTACCGAGCCGGGCACCGCCACGCCATGTGACGCCGACACTCAGCAGGCGGTGCCGGTAGCACTCATCTTTTCCGTATTCGACGGTGTTGGTGCAGTCTTCGTGGACGCACTCACTCATCTACGGATTCATCCTTCTTCTTGCGGCGCTTCGGTTTCTCAGCCTTGGGGGCCGGGACGGGCGGCGTGTTGCGAACAACCTTGGCGCGCATCAGGCGACCACCGTGATCTTGACGAGTACAGGGTTGGGTACTCCGCCGTTCGCTGGGTAGCCGCGATCGTCGAGCTTCGGCATCCGGCCACTGACCGCCGAGACGACCCCGGTTCCGGTTGAGTAGGTGGCGGAGGCCAAGAACTTCTTGGCTGGACGGGACTTTGCTTGGATTCGAGTTGCCATACGATGATTCTGGCACAAGTTTCGCCAATTACCAGTCGTTTCTGACCGAAAAACTTCCGATCGGGTCACGTTTCGGCCTGGATTTGTGCTTGTTGCCAGAGATCAGTTCGTTGAACGTGTCTCCGTACAAGGATTTCTCCCATGCCCCGAAGCTCCCCGGCGGCGGGACATTGTCCTTCACGTCGTACTGTTCGAGCCACACATGCTTGAGCATCTGGTTCGCGATGGCGAGGCTGATAGTCCGGTCGTCGAAAGGAGAGCCGGACATCCGGCCCTTCTCGTCCCGGGTGAAAGTGCGTAGCTCGGCGATGGTTTTCTTGTCTCGGAGAACCATCGAACCACGGAGCGCACTGTTCAGCTCGTCGATCATCAAAGGCTTGGTGACCTGCGTGGTGCGGAAACCGAGGACATCGGTAGGCACCGACTTCTTGTACTTGGCTGAGCGTTCCATATAGATCGGGTGGTACTTCTTTTGCGCCAAGAACTTGAGGGTGGTGAGGCCATGGTTGTTCGACTCGACACCGATCAGCGCCTGGTTGTACCAACGCCCGAGAGGTTCGAGGATCTCGGTGGCGAGCAGATCGGGGTCGATATGGCCGTGCCAGTTGGCGACGACCTCATAGTTGCGGGCGTTGATGACATGGACGCTGGCATAGTCGCCGTGCTCCAAGCCCTGCGAAGGGTCGGCCCCAATGACGTACTTGCCTCTCTCGTCCGGTTCGGCCCAGATACTGAGCGCCCCGCCGTCCTCGACGAACCTGAGTTCTTTGCCTTTGACCTCCAACCATCCTTCGCGTGGGATTTCCGTTCCGATCTCCCTGAGACGTTCAAGGTTGAAGACTGGGCGACCCGACTTGAGGAAGGCGTCGTCAGGGTTGGACGGGTATTCCTGGGCCAGCACCCACTCGGGGAGGTCGATCTTTTTGGATTCGTACCAGTCCTGGGTTCTGCCGTTCGCTGACCACGGGAAGAACAGCGGGGTGAATCGGTTGGTGCCGTTCGTCGCTCCGACCCACAATCTGTGGAACAGGTTGCCTTCACCGTTGGCGGTGGAAAGCATGATGACCCGACCGCCAACGTCGGCCACCGGTTCGATTGCTGACCAGGCTTCCTCAGAGTTTTGGAGGAAGGCGAGTTCGTCAACGACGACGAGGTATGCGGACTCGCCGCGGGCCGGGTCCGACGCTGACGGCAGGCTTTCGATGTATGAGCCGTTGGTGAACTCCATTTTGGTTTGCGTGGAGTTCATGGGGCCTGCACGCCACTTGAACCATTCGTCGAGGAACTGGTAGCCGTACTTGGCTTTCTGGAGAAGCTTGATTGCTTCGCGCTCTGTTCGTGACAGCATCAGGATCGGACGGTCGGGATAGAACTGGGCGTTCCAGTAGGCAAACGCTGCTACGAGGGTGGAGAAGCCGATCTGGCGGGCTTTGAGGATCAGGCTGTACCGGGTGCTGAGCCATGATTCGATTGTCTCGATCTGGGCCTCGAACAGATGGAACCTGATGCGACCCTGTTCGGGGTGACGGATTGACCAGTGGTTCTCGCAGAAGTAGACGAACGCTGCGAGAAGCTTCTCGGGGTCTTTGGTGTCGGGAGCACATTTGCGGTACTCGGCTTCGCGTAGAAGCTCCTCGAAGTTGAAGTTCTCCTCGTTCATGAGCTGCGGCGATGTTCGAGTTCCGATGTGGCCTTGAGAGCGATGATGTCTGCGAGCTGCTCGTCGGTGAGTTCTTTGGGTGAGCCTGTCACTTTGAGTTCCATCCTGGCTGGCTTGACGGATCCTTCGATCTCGAAGTATTGCTTGGCGGCTTGTACGTGCTTCGGGTCGTCTGGGTCGGTGGCTGTCCGGTAAAGGGTGTCCATGATTTCGCTTTTGCGGCTGGGGTCTCCGATGGTGGCGAGGTAGCGGCGTTCCCATTCTTCGAGGAACTCTTTGTCTTGTCGCCAGGAGTACAGCGTTTTGCGTTCTACGCCGAGCTGGTCTGCGAGTTCGACTTGGCTTGTCGGGTTGCGTTCTTTGAGGGGTGTGCAGAGCCAGGCGAGGAGGGCCTGTTTGCGGAAATCGGCGAGGGGGACGACGTTGTGCTGTCCTCGGCCGTCCTGTTTCCTGCCGTGGAGTGGTGTTGCTGCCATCGGGGAAGCCTACATGGGGGGGGTGGCTGGGGTGGCTGGGTGGCTGGTCAGCCACCCCCCCCCTTCCGTTTTTGCCCTTAAAACACCTATCAACTTTGTTATTTTTAGGGGCCATGCTGGCTTTTCGGGAAAGTGACCCCTCGGGAGGGGGGGGTGGCTGACCACCCCAGCCACCCCCCCCCTATATGGAATGTAACGTTAATGTAACATAGAGTAGTATCTACGCCGCTAGTATGTACTCATGGCTCAAGACAGCGCACCAGACCCCAACAAGGTCACCGTCCAACTCAACATCCCAATCACCTGGCAACTCAAACAAGACCTCCAAAAGATCGCCGAAGAGAAACACCAATCAATGGCAGCCCTCGTCCGTGACTGCCTGGAGACAACCCTCATGCACGAACTCGACGAACTCGAAGACCGACGAGACCTGACCGCTGTGCTCAGCGCACGGGAAGAAACCCGATGACCTGGTACATCGGCATCGACCCCGGGCAGACCGGTGGCCTCGCCCTCGTTGACCCAGACGGAAAGCTTTTCGACGTGGAGCGGATGCCCGCCATCGACAACGAAGTCAACGGGTCCGATGTTTCCAGGCTCATCAGGAACTGGTCGAGAGTCCCACGAAACGACCACGACGTCAAAATCATTCTTGAGCAAGTCCACGCAATGCCCGGCCAGGGCGTGTCATCAACGTTCAAGTTCGGCAAGACGTTCGGCATCATCATCGGATGCGTCCAGACGCTCGGCGTCCCGCTCCATCGGGTCACCCCGCAGCAGTGGAAAAAGGAGTTCGCTCTCATCGGCAAAGACAAAGACGCCAGCCGCCAGAAAGCCACCGAGATGTGGCCGCATCTGCAAGGCAAGTGGAAGTTCAAGAAAGACAACGGTCTGACCGACGCAGCGCTCCTCGCCGAATACGGACGAAGGAACGGGCTGTGAAGTCCTGGAGCGAAGAACCAGTGACACGCAAGCAAGTCCTGATCTGGACGACTGCGTACTTCCTCGGAACGCTCACCGCCAGCGTCCTCGAAGCCAGAGGGGTGCTGTGATGGACCGGCACGACACCTGCGCCAAGCAATGCTCCATCTCCGCCTTCATGAAGCTGGAAGAGGAAGCCTGCGAAGACGGCTACTGCGAAAAGCAACAACTCACCAACGACATCTTTGAACAAGGCCCGCTCGCCAGGAGACTCGAAGAGTCCACCAAGCCCAGAACGGAAGGACCGGTCATGACCGAGTATGACTGGCCGAACCGATGACTGTGAACGACCAGTTCTTCAACGTTCTCACCCAACTCGTCTACGAGTCAGACGAGCACTCCGCCACCACTCTGAAAAAAATGGCGGGATGGCCCGAAGTCCACCTCATGTCCGACAAGCCCGAACTCGTTGACCTCCTCAAAGCTGCGGCGATCAACCCTGTGACACCCGAAGACGAAGATGGACTTGAGACACCGCTCTCATACGACATCTGGATGAAAACCCTCACCGCCTACCGAGACCATCCATCGTCAACCAAATCGCTCGTCCACATCGCCGAACTCGCCAAAAAACTCATCGAAATCAACAAGCACAACCAAGAAACAATCCAATACCTGAACAGTCGTGCAAACCACGCCATCAAACAAGGAGAAATGAAAAATGACGACGATTGACATTGAAGACATCGAAGGCACCCCCGAAAAACCGGACTTCCGGCGGGCCAACGGTGCCCCCATGTGGACAGACGAAGACGGCAAAAACCAGCGTGGATCCCGCCCATCCGGTTGGGGCAAAACACTCGACGACGAGAACGCCCTCGTCTCCTGGAAAATCAACACAGCCGCCAAAGGTGTCGCCCTCGACCCGGCGCTCCAAGCCGAATGGATCGCCGTCTCAGACGACGACAAGCCACAGAAACGCAAGCTGCAAGAGAAAGCCATCCAAGCTGGCCGAGGCAACCAGGCGTCCGACACCGGCACCGCCCTGCACGCCATGTCGGAACGTTGGGAAGACCCCGAAGACGACTTCAACCCTGGCAAGTTCCGACCGTCGCTGGAGGCGTACAGCGGCGAGATGGAACGGGTCGGCGTCGTGTCCGAGCTATTCGAGTACACGGTCGTCAACGAGGAGTACCGGGCCGCAGGGACCGTCGACCGTCTGTACCGGCTCACCCGGCCGCTGTTTGCGCCTGACGGGGCATACCTGCCGGAAGGCACCTTCGTCGTCGGCGACCTGAAGACAGGCAAGTCGTTGGACTTCTCACTGCCCGGCTACCACGTCCAAATGGCGATCTACGCACAAGGCAGGATGTATAACGTCGAGTCCGACAAGTTCATGCCGACACCCGACATCAACCAGAAATGGGGGATCATTGTCCACATGCCGTCGAACGCTGAGACGTGCGAGTTCATTTGGTGTGATCTGGAAGTCGGGAACTACGGGGCATACCTCGTCAACGAGATCAAAGACTGGCGCAAAAAGTGGCGCAACGGCACCTACTCGTCGCCGCCAGTCGAAGTGATGGCCGTGACCAAGATCGAAGTCGAAGTCGAAGTCGAAGCCGAAGTGTTCGACGACAAAGCATGGATGGACATGCTGTTCCCGTTCATCAAAGCCCGCATCGCAACCATCCGAGACAACGTAGGTGCAGCAGCCGACCTGCCAATGGTCTGGCCCAAAGACGTACCCCCACCGAAAGCGATGAACGAAGTACATCACTTCATCAAGATCCTCGACATGCTCGACGCCCTCGAAGCGCAGCACGGAGTCCAGTTCCCGATCAACGACCCCCGGGGCGTCCCCGGCGTCCACAGCAGCGAGGCGGCAGTGAACAACTTCCCGCCAAGCCATCAAGTCGCATGAGCCATGACTATCCCGAAGACTGCACATACCCAGACTGCCCATGTGACTGCTGCTTCGACCAGAGATGGTCGGACCGCCTGCAAGCCTTGCAACGGCAAGGGGACGGCATGGGACCAGAGTGAAGAAATCGAATGCCCTTCCTGCAAGGGCACCAAAATCTCTGTCAGCAACACCGCTGACACAGAAAGCACCCTGAGCGGTGCAGAAATGAGTACATCATGAATGCTTTCAACATCTCCGACCTCGAAGGCGGCTCGAAGAGCTGGGTACCTGAGAACATCGGCGACAAGATCAGCGGCAAAGTGGTCGACGTCAAGCGTGTCCAACAGACATCGTTCGACGACGGCACACCCCTGGAATGGTCTGACGGGTCGCCCCGTATGCAGACCGTCGTGGAACTCCAGACGAATATGTCTACGAGCGGCGACGACGACGGCCTCCGAACCTTGTGGCTGAAAGGCGGCAAGAACTACGAGGTCGCCGAAGGCGAAGGGAAGTCGGGTGAACTGGCTTTGGCGCAGGCAGCGAAAGATGCTGGCGCTTCGACCATCGAAACTCACGCCGAGCTGACGTTTGTCTTCTCCGGCAAGTCGAAGCCGACGACCCGTGGCTATCAGCCCGCCAAGCTGTACGTGGGCCGCTATGTGGCCCCTGTTGCGTCCGTGTCCGCCAGCGATCTGTTCGACGACTGAACAGCGCTCTTATCGCCCGGCCCTTGCGGGGGCCGGGCGGAAGGGAACGATATGACTACATACCAGAAGTGCCCGGAGTGCGAGCCAGGGGGAAGCTACAAATGCAAATGGTGCGACAGAGAGGGATACGTGGAGATTGACGACGACAGCCTGATGAACAAGTCAGCCGCCCCGCATCAATGGTTCACCGTCTCAGTCGTGTTCGCAACCGAAGAACACTGCGAATACAAGCCGGTGATCGGAGCCGGGCCAGCCAACGATCGTTGGGATGCGTACTGCATCGAGACCGCCAACAACTGCAAGATGTACCTCAATTTCAGTGAAGTGCAAAGCATCGAGATCAGCCCATACGAGGAGGAATCATGAACTCCTGCGAGATGTGCAACACCCCGATCGACACCGGAACCCACACCCACTACACCGAAGTGACCGGATGGGCAAAAGTGACAGGACGCAAACGGGCCAGCATGATCATCAGACCCATAACGCTAGACGCACTGCGCTGCACGACGTGCATGGAAAAACATAAACAGATACCAGGACAAGAGGAGCTTTTCTAATGAGATTTTTGAACCGATTCGTCAAGCAAGAGCCATACCCACAAGAAGTGCTGAACGCAGGCTCACCCGACTACAACGAAGACAACGGGACCATGGTCGAAAACGTGGACACCTTGCGTAAAGCCGTCGTCGGCCATCGCATCGTGAAAGCCGAAAAGGTGACCGGTGGGATCAAAGAAAACGGCTACAGCGGAGACGCTTACAGCGGCGGCTTCAAGATCACTCTCGACAACGGGAGGGAGGTGACGCTCGCAGACAGCAACGACTGCTGCGCCTACACCAGCCTCGAAGAGTTCCTTCTCGACCCTGGCAGCGTCGATCACATGATCATGGGAGTCGGCACGACAGGCCAATACAGCCGCTGGCATATCTACGCCGACCACGGCGACATCATGCAGCTTGAGGTCGGCTGGTCGGCAGGGAATGCGTTCTTCTACGGGTACGGGTTCTACATCGACGTGATCGACGAGAGGGCCTGATGCACGTTTCGCATACGACGGCAGTCACAGAAGTTCGGGTTTCAATGACCGGAGCCGAAGCCGCACAGACAGCAGACGCACTCGACTACCTGGTCGAACACTTCGAGCTTCAAGACGAAGGAAACCGTGCGTCAAAACTGGTCAAAATGTT